CACTGTTTATCCATACAGTTAAAAATAATACTGTATACAAACACAGTATAGAGGGACTTTTATGCGTATTGAAATCTGCATAGCCAAAGAAAAAATGACTAAAATGCCAAACGGTGCTGTGGATGCGTTAAAGGAAGAATTAACCCGACGCATCAGTAAACGTTATGACGATGTAGAGGTGATCGTAAAAGCCACCAGCAACGATGGGCTTTCTGTTACACGCACCGCAGATAAAGATTCTGCAAAAACATTTGTTCAGGAGACTCTGAAAGATACCTGGGAGTCTGCTGACGAGTGGTTTGTTCACTAATAAACACGTAAAATCGGTAACGGCTGGAAATCATTCAATACTCGCACTATCGAAAGTTCACCAGCCAACCGCAGCACGTCCTGCATACGTCGTGTCTGCGGTTTTTCTTTTTCGCTTACATTGTGTCTGGTTCTTCCGGCCACTCAATATCAGGTGCAGTTGATGTATCAACACGGTTCAGCAACACCCGATACTTCTTCCAGGCTTCCAGCAATGAGGTTTCTTCCTCCGTTGCGATCTCCAGATCCACAGCATCCTGAAGCGGCGCAATATGCTCACTGGCTACCTGCATCAGGCTGTTTTTTGTTTCTTCCGCCTCACGGATCCGGAACAGTTTTTCTGCTTCCGTATCCTTCACCCAGGCTGTGCCGTTCCACTTCTGAAACTCCCCTTCCGGCGATAACCAGGTAACATTTTCCGGTAACGGACCGAGTTCAGAAATAAATAACTCGTCCCCTGACGCTACGTCATAAACCGTTTTACCCCGATGGTCTTCAACGAGATGCCACGATGCCTCATCACTGTTGAAAACAGCCACAAAGCCAGCAGGAATATCTGGCGGTGCAATATCGGTACTGTTTGCTGGCAGACCTGTATGAGGCGGAATATATGCGTCACCTTCACCAATAAATTCATTAGTTCCGGCCAGCAGATTATAAATTTTTATGGTCCGTGGTTGTTCACTCATTCTGAATGCCATTATGCAAGCCTCACAATATAGTTAAATGCGATGTTTTTGACGGTGTTTTCCGCATTACCAGCAGCGTTAACGGTGATGGTGTGTCCATGTGAACCAATCGCAACGGAGTGCGTATGAGCACCAATACCGACAGTATGCGCGTGTGCACCTGCAGATGCTGCTGTGCCGGACAGTGAGTGGCTATGATTACCATCTGTACTGGTATTAGCTAACCACCCCGTAGACATACCTACTGAGCCTTGTACACCCCAGGTATTTTGACCTGAGCTTGTATAACCATATTGATAAGTATCTTTAAAAACACTGGGGTTAAATCGACGGCCATCTCTATGGCTGTGATTACCAGCTGCATTCGTGCTGCCACTTAAACTATGAGTATGCGCACCAGTGTTATTCGTGGATTTAGTGCCGTAATCAAACGATGATGTGGTTTTCGTACCCAAATCCGTACTGGATACGCTGGCGCTGTGGGTGTGCGATTTAATGCCGTCCTGTTCCTGAGACAATACGGCACGACCACTGGCGGGCTTGCCCTTAATCGTCCAGCCACGCATATCAGGGATCACGCCTGACGGATAAGCGGCTGCAAGTTTCGGGTAAGCAGATTTGTCAAAAGTCTGCCCCTGCATCAGGGCATAACCAGACGGAACGGTATCTGATGGCCACGGGATTGGTGCGCCGACTGGGTAGCTTTCTGGTGGAAGATTTTTCGAGGTATAAACTTCTGCCCAGTCTTCCTCAAAACCATAACCGTCTCTTGAAGAACGGTAGAACAGACCACCATTTCTGTAATGCGCCTTCATCTGCAGGGTCCGGCAACTTCCGACTCCGGTATAGAAGTTAACCAGAATATAGCTGTCGCCAGAGCGGGTGACATTGTAAGCGCCTGATTCGGCATTCCAGGGAACGCCACCATCCGCATCGGCATATGTATCCGTTGCCCTTCTGGCAAAAGCAGCCACATGCGCGGCGGTTAAAGTAATATCTTTTGAACCATCAAACTCAACCCCAGAAACCAGTCTTGGCGTTTGCAGCTTTGTTGCTGTCAATGCGTTACCGTTCAGACTTGCAGACAGCTTGGTTCCAATAACCAGTTCGCCGGTTGCGTTATCAATAGCAAACGGTCTTAATGTATTCCATCCACCATAAACATCACCTTGATTGGTAAGCAGCAGGTAAGTTTTAGCGCCATCATTACGCCATAATGCCCCATACTCCCCACCTATCATTCGAATCTGATTACCACCACGCGCTACAATTTCGTCTGTGGCAAAAAGTTTTTTGCACGACAAGTTATCGTTAACGATTAACGAATGAGACTCATAAAAACCACGCCCACTCTTAAAATCAAGGATAACGTCCGCCGCGATACATTCAGTCGCTGGATTTGTTGCCCCAAACTTATAGGTCGTATCATTAACAACGAGATCAGCACCAGGTGCGGATATTGACAGGCCATCTTCGATAAACGCAAAAACAGGGAAAGCAGCGCCATCAACATAGAACACAGAGCGCAAATCATCGCCCTTATTACTCATCATTATTGAGTGGATGGCTCGTTCATTGTTTTGATATTGCCAGAACATTCCATAAGCATAACGCCCCCTGTCAGTCCAGCCACCAGGCATAACAAATCCGTTAAACTCGCAGTTATTCATCGGATCGCCTGCGGTTCGCGTTGCCGTGGTGATAATGACCCTTGATGCCAGTTCGCTTACTGAGCCAGCAGAACGCATAACAACAACAGGGTAATATTTTCCAGATGTTGCACCTGCAGGAGCGTTAACCCGCACATAACGCATACCACGCTTATCAGCAAAGTCTGTTTTACTGACCGCGTTAATGTTGTTCAGGAAGCGTCCCTTATCGGGTATATCAGCGCCGTTCTGGTCTTTCTGCAGACGTTTCTCTGCATTGTCATAGGCTGATTTTACTGCCTTTGGCGTTGCCGCCAGCGTTTCAGACGTGCTGTTGGTCGCGCTGCTTAGCTGGATTATCCCTTTCTGTGCTGTCGTTGCATCCTGTGCGGTGTATTTCCCGTTAGCCAGGTCATACGCGGCCTTAACGGCTTTTGGCGTTGCCGCCAGTGACTCGGAAGTGCTATTGGTCGCACTGCTGAGCTGTACTATCCCCTTTTTCGTCGTGCTCGCATCCTCAAGCGCCACGGCGGATGCAATATCCTCTGCCCGTTTTGCCGCTGTCTCAGCGCGCGTTGCCGCGGATTCCGCCGTACTTTTGCTCTGAGCTGCCGCCGTCGCACTGCCAGCTGCCTCTGTCGCCTTCGTGGATGCCGTCGTGGCGCTGCCCTTCGCTGCGGACGCTTGTCTGGTCGCCTCATCTTTTGAAGCAGACGCAGATGATGCCGATGACGCCGCCGAACTGGCGGACGATGCGGCAGCCGTTTTTGAGGATTCTGCGCTGGTTTCCGACGCTTTCGCGTTCGTCTCGGATGTCTTCGCTGCGGAAGCAGACCTCGCTGCTGCGCTGGCCTGTACAGCGGCTTCGCCAGCCTTCGTTGTGGCTGTTGAAGCGGACGATGCAGCACTTTCTGCCGATTTTCCGGCGGCGGTGGCACTGGCTGAGGCCTGCCCGGCACTTGTTGACGCGGCACTGGCAGACGACGCAGCCGCTGTTTTTGAGCCTGCCGCAGCTGAGGCACTCTGTCCCGCTGCCGTTTCAGAAGACCTGGCGTTTGTCTCAGACGTCTTTGCCGCCTTCGCGGAATTGCCTGCCGCCGTTGCCGAGGAAGCGGCACTACTGGCGCTTGATGATGCGTTCGTTTCTGATGATTTCGCTGCCTCTTTTGAGGCCGCCGCATCCCGGGCTGAGGTGGCTGCTTCTGACGCCTTCGTGGTCGCGGCGGATGCAGAAGTGGCTGCTGATTGTTGTGACGCTGCCGCATTCGTTTCTGACGTTTTCGCCGCAGCGGCACTGGTAGCTGCCGCGCTTTTTGAGGACTCTGCAGCAGCAGCACTTTTCGATGCTTCACTGGCCTTTGTTGATGCCGTTCCTGCGCTGGAAGATGCTGACTGAGCCGACGACGCGGCCTGTCCGGCTGACGTGCTGGCTGCGCGTGCTGAGCCTGCAGCATCAGTCGCATGGGTTGCCGCCTCACGTGCTGATGTGCCGGCATCGCTGGCTGACTTCTTCGCGGCTGCCGTGTTCTGTGCCACCGCGGACGCGTTACGCGCCACCTCTTCCACCATCAGTTCAAAACGTCGCAGTGCCTCCGGACGGGCATCATCCTCCGTCATGGCACCGAGAAAATCATTCAGCGTACCGGGTTGAGAATCTTCATACACGGTGATGGTCCCGGCATGTGACGGCGGGAATCCCTCCACCAACAGAATAACGCTGTACTGACCGTACTCAACGTCCATGCTGTAACGCCCGGCTTCATCCGGATTTTCTGAGGCCAGCGTGTTCACCACCACAGTGGTACTGTTACGTTTTGCTTTCAGCTGGATTGTGCAGTTCTGTACCGGTTTTCCTGTGCCGTCTTTCAGTACACCTGAAATCTTTACTGCCATATTCACCCCACAAAAAAGCCCGCCTGAACCGGCGGGCTGTCATAACACTGTGTTACCTGGCTAATCAGAATTTATAACCGACACCCACGATGAAACCGTCAGTGCGCCAGTCACCACTGCCGGAGCCTTCATAAGCAATATCAATGGCCACGGATTCGGTCGGGTTAAACTGCACGCCAGCTCCCCACGCCAGAGACGTGTTGCTGTGGCGACCGTCATCACTTCCGGTCAGCACATCGTGCGTTTTCCCCTTGTTGTCAGTTACGCGGAGATAATCCCCGGAGAAAGTCGACACACGGCTGTAAGCCACACCCGCCATCGCATACGCGCTGAACCATTCATTCACGCGTACAGACGGCCCCGCCATCACGCTGAACCAGCGGTTACGCACGGAATCTTCATGCCAGCGGGTATCGCTGTAACGGGTAAGCTGGCGATTCTTGTCTCCTGCATAGCTGAATGACGTCACCAGCCCCAGCGTGTCCGTAAATTCATAACGGTATTTCACGTTAATCCCGTTCAGATCATCGCTGCCGGGAACGTTCGTCGAGGCATGAAGATACCCCGCGCTCAGCGTGGCCTGCTGCTCAGACGCCCATGCAGGCGCACCGGATACGGCCAGACAGATGGCTGCGGACAAAATGGCTGCACAAACTTTACGCATAATTACCTCTCGCTTTTCTGCAATAAAAAAGGCGCCATTTCTGGCGCCCGTATATGGGTTATAAAATTCAGCTGATACTGATGCCTGCGGTGGCTTTCTTCATCACCACAACCAGCAAATCGCTGATACTTGCTGTGGGATACCAGTCATTTACCAGCCATGCTGACACCGAAAACTCCAGCGTCATGTGGCCGTGACCAGCTGGCATATCAATAACACCACTGTAAATCAGCGTATTATCCAGCGCGGTACGGTTATAAATTTCAGCACCATTTTTCTTCACTATCAGGCGGCATGACGAATAAATATCGTTATTCTCCCGCTCATGTTTAGCGCCGCAGAATGCCACCGCCGGAATAACAATTTGCCTGTCAAAAGGCTGATCGTCATAAATCCTGACGGTAATGGTCCCTGATGGCCACCGCTCCGGTGCCCGGGAGTCCCGCGGGAAAGCCTTACCCACTGTTTTGACAATATCGCCTTCAATCTGGTTGGCTGACAGTTTCCCTTTAATCTGACAGTTCTCATTTATCGTAACGTTGTTGAGCGTCCCGGAGTTCGCATTCACACTGCCACTGATATCTGCATTTTTAGCGGTCAGCTTTCCGTCCGGTGTCAGGGAAAATGCCGGAGGATTACCGCCGCTGGTAATGGTCGGAGCCGTCAGGCGTTTCAGGAACACGTCGTTCATGAATATCTGATCGCCCTGACCAACAAACATTGGTCTTGTGTTGCCATTAGACGGATCAATAAACGCGATACGGTTAGCGGCAACCAGGAACTGGCTCAGTTTGCCTTCCTCCGTGTCCTCCATGCTGAGGCCAATACCCGCGACATAATGTTTGCCGTCTTTGGTCTGCTCAATTTTGACGCCCCACATGGCATTCCACTTATCGTTGGCGTCCTTCCACTCTTTCGAAAACTGCTCCAGTTTGCTGGCGTTATCTTCCGTCAGCTCAAAGTTTTCCAGTAGCTCCTTGCCGAGATGCGTTTTATTGATCAACCCTTTATAAAAATTCAGATAACCTTCCGCATCATCGCTCGCCCGACCGACGGCCTCCACAAATGCCGATTTACCAACGGTATTCACGCTGCGGATATAAAAGTAATAATCATAACCCGGCTTAATATTGCTACTGGCAGCTATCCAGTACAGCGCCGTGCCAAGATAGCGGGCTGTGGTTTCAACCTGCCTGATATCAGCAATCCGTTTTTCCGAGAACCAGAACTCAAACTGTACCGTCGGGTCATAAACCGCAAGATGCGGCGTGGCGGTTATCTGAAAATAGCCCGGTGTCAGCTCAATCCGAGACGGCGCTGCCGGTGCGGCAATCCGGAACGATACCGATGCCGGATCGCCCTGCTGTCCCCACGCATTTACCGCCCGGACTGTCAGCCTGTAGTTCCCCAGCGCCAGTTGCGTGAAGCGGTATGTGGTTTCCGTCGTCCGGACCGTGCTGACCAGCCGCTCACTGCCGTCGTCCGCTGTTACGGTCAGACGGAGCAGGAAGCTCACGCCCTTCACCACCTTCGGTGTGTCCCATCGCGCCAGCACCTGATATTCCCCGCTGTCTGCGGTGACTTCGGCAGTCAGGTGCTGCACCGCTGGCGGCGTGACACCATTCACCGTGCCGCTCTGGTCGCCGTCAAAGTGCGCCCCGTTATCCACGATGGCTTCTTTTTCCGGTACATGCTGCACGGCAGTGATGGCATACGTGCCGTCATCGTTCTCACGGATACTCACACAGCGGAACAGGCGCTGGCGCAGCGTCGGCAGCTTCAGCCCCCATACGCTGTATCCGGCAACGCCGTCAGGAACACGGCTCACTTTTACCTTCACGCCGTCGGTGACGGACTGGACCTCCACGCTGACCGGATTGCCGCTTCCGTCAACCAGGCTTATCAGCGTGGTACCGGAGGATGGCAGCGTGATTTCACGGTCGAGCGTCAGCGTCCGGGTCTGGCTGTTCACCGCCAGCACGCGCCCGCCGGTGCGGATACCGGCATAGTCATCATCGCAGATTTCAATGACATCGCCCGGTACATGGCGAAGCCCTTCAGCACCCACGCTGAAATCCACGGTCTGCGTCTCCAGCAGTTCTGTTTTAATCAGCCACAGCCCGGCGCGGTGTGCCTGCCCCCGGCTGGTACAGCCAAAGGCATCCATCTTCGTGACGTTACGACCGTAACGGACAATGGCCTGCGTATCCTCCACAAGCTCTGTCGCCGTCTCCCAGCCGTTATCCGGGTCAATCCAGTTCACCTCAACGGCATTATGGCGGTCTTTCAGGGCGCTGAAGCTGTAGCGGAACGGCGCGCCATCATCCGGCATCACCACATTACTGCGGTTATAGGTCCACACCTTATCCGACGGTCGGTCCTGCACGAACGTCAGCGTCTGCCCGTTCCATACCGGCATACAGCGCATCGCCGAGCAGAAATCGCTGAGCACATCCCACGCCTTACGCTGTGTGGTCAGGTATGCATTACAGGTGATGCGCGGCTCCGTGCCGCCAAAACCATTCGGTACCAACTGGTCGCAGTACTGGCCGATGACATACAGCGTCCATTTATCCACATCTGCTGCACCAAGACGTATCCCCATGCCGTAGCGCGGATGGGTCAGCATATCCCACAGACACCATGCCATGTTGTTGCTGTATGCCGGTTTAAACGTTCCGTCCCAGATACCGCTGTATTGCCGCGTCTGCGGGTTATAATTCGACGGCACCTGCAGAATACGCCCGCGCAGATGATAATTACGGCTCACCTGCTGGCTGCCGAACTGCTCCGAGTCCACCTGCACGCCGACCAGTGCCGTGTTCGGGTAGCACTGTTTCACATCGATGATTTCTGTGTATGACGACCAGAGCGTTTTGTTCTGCAGCTGGTCTGTGGTGCTGTCCGGCGTCATCCTGCGCATCCGGATATTAAACGGGCGCGGCGGCAGGTTATCCACCACCACCGAGGCCAGATACTGCGAGGTGGTTTTGCCCTTAATGGTGATGTCTTTTTCCGTCACCCAGCCACCGTTACGCTGTATCTGAACCAGCAGGCGGACTTCCGACGGATTCCTGTCACCCTTTGAGGTGGTTTCCACCAGTGCCTGTACACCGAAGGTAAAGCGCAGACGGTCGATGTTTGCCGACGTAATGGTACGGGTGATCGGCGTGTCATATTTCACTTCCGTACCCAGCACCGTCTCGGAGCCGGAGGATTCAAACCCCTCCGGCGGAGTCTGCTCCTGCTCACCTGCCCGGAACACCACCGTGACGCCGGATATATTGGTATTCCCCTCACTGTCCAGCACCGGCGTACTGTTCAGCAGCACGCTTTTTAATCCATCCACCGGACCTTCAATCGGCCCTTCGCTGATGGCATCAATCACACTCAGCAGCTGCGTGGATTTCAGGTTGTCCTTCGCTTCGCGCGGGGTATGCCCCTTACTGCTGCCTTTACCCATTCCTCACGCTCCATAAACGACAAAACCGCCCGGAGGCGGTTTCACATAAAACGTTTTGCATCAACGACCAATCACCACAACCTGACCACCGTCCCCTTCGTCTGCCGTGCTGATCTCCTGAGAAACCACGCGTGACCCCACGCGCATTTCCCCGTACAGAACCGGCAGAACATTGCCCTGGGCAACCATGTTATCCAGTGAGGAGAAATACGTGTTCTGTTTGCCGTTATCTGTACTGGCTGCCGTGGGCGTCCTGGCTTTCGGTGCCAGCATCTGCGCCACTCCGCCCAGGATCATACTGGCACCGAGAGAAAACAGAATGCCGGTCATACCACCGGCCCCAATGGCTGTCCCCCATGCTGCAAGGGTGGCTCCGGCGGTAAAGAATGATCCGGCAATGGCGGCTGCCCCCAGGACAATCTGGAATACGCCACCTGACTTGGCCCCGGCGACTCTGGGAACGATATGAATCACAGCGCCGTCAGGCAGAGCCTCATGTAACTGCGCCGTTAATCCGGACGTGCTGACATCCTGCCCGGCAATACGTACCTGATACCAGCCGTCGCTCAGTTTCTGACGAAACGCCGGGAGCTGTGTGGCCAGTGCCCGGATGGCTTCAGCCCCCGTTTTCACACGAAGGTCGATGCGGCGACCAAATCGTTGTAAATCCCCGTAAAGGCAGATGCGCGCCATGCCCGGTGACGCCAGAGGGAGTGTGTGCGTCGCTGCCATTTGTCGGTATACCTCTCTCGTTTGCTCAGTTGTTCAGGAATATGGTGCAGCAGCTCGCCATCACCACAGTAAATGGCGGCATGATTCGGCACCGATGAACCAAAACAGCACAGCAGCACATCGCCCGGTTGTGCTGATGACAACGGCACCTGATACAGCCCTGTGGCCTCCAGATTATCCAGATAGAGATTCTGACCGTGACGCCACCAGTCATCCTCGCGATGAAAATCCGGCATCTCAATCCCCGCCAGATGGTAAGCGTCCCGGAACAGCGTGTAACAGTCCGTCACCCCGTGTTCAAAGCGCCGCCCGGTGAGATGCGGCACACAGCGGAACTTATGAATCGTCCCCCGGCAGACCAGCCACCACGGCAAATCACTCTGCACCTGCAGCCGCCGGTCAGCCTCACTCAGCCAGGGCAGACCACCGGGGTGGCTGTGGACCAGCGCCACAATCTCACCCTGCATCTCTGCCCGCAGCCAGTCCTCCGGCGACATCCGGAAATACGCCTCCGGCTCACCTGAGATATTCACGCAGGGAAAATACCTTTCCCCTTCCGGCGTTCTCACCACGAAGCCGCACGACTCCGCTGGCGCACATCGCCGGGCGTGCGCCAGAATCGCTGATTCTGTCTCTGTCATGGGATTTACTGCGAAAGTTTGTTAATGGAAAGGAAGCCGCCAAAGTTGCCGACATTATTGCGGAACTTACAGCCACTCAGGCATTTGCTGCATTTATCCTTCGTGATATCGGACGTCGGCTGATCATATTCATCCGCGACAGCCGGACCGTGATAACCGCACTCATCACCGCGATAGGTCCAGGTGCAGGTATTAGCCAGCATGATGCGCCCCGGAAAAACGGCACCATCCGTTTCCGTCGGTGTGGACAACACAAAGGAGGCACTGACCGCACTCAGTTCGCTGCACTGCTCGATGCGCCAGCGGCTGATCACCTCCTGCTCCGGATCGGCGTCACTGTTTCCGTTAACGAAGTTCACCGCATCCAGAAAACGGGCGTAAACCTTACGCCGGACCACCGTTCCGCCGACCAGACTCTGCATATCTTCCGCCATCCCGGTGACCATACCGTACAGGTTAGAAACCGTCAGCGTGGGGCGCGTACTGGTGCCTTTGCCATTCAGTTCAAAACCACTCCCCTGAATGGGATACGGCTGATACTGTCGCCCCTGCCAGGTGACCGGCTCACCTTTTTCGTTCTGCTCATTACAGAAAAAATAACGTTCTCCACCAACCTCTGTCAGGTCGATTTCCCAGAGCACCACGCTGGCCGACTGCTCCGCACGGGTGCATTCATTCAGTGTTTCCTGCCGGATATCCTGCATCAGTTCACCACCTGTTCAAACTCTGCGCTGAACTCAACACGCAGCATACTGACCCGCGACGACCATTTTGCGCAGGTCACCTTTATCTGCCGCCACTCATAAGGCGGCGTCCACAGAAAGGCTTTCCAGCCCCCGTGCTCTTCCAGAAACGACTCCAGTACCGTGGCCTCCCAACGGGGGACAGAAAGCGTCACGCTGTACGTTTTCAGGTTGGCATTCAGCCCGGCAGGCGCTCGCTGGGAATAGCCATCACCAAAGCGCACCTTTCTTACAGAAGGGGCCGAAGCCACATCCATACCGGGTTTCACTTTCCAGCGGAAGGTTTTCATCGTCCACCTCCGGAGAACAGGCCACCATCACGCATCTGTGTCTGAATTTCATCACGGGCACCCTTGCGGGCCATGTCATACACCGCCTTCAGAGCAGCCGGACCTATCTGCCCGTTCGTGCCGTCGTTGTTAATCACCACATGGTTATTCTGCTCAAACGTCCCGGACGCCTGCGACCGGCTGTCAGCCAGACTGCCCGGTGTACCGACATAACCACCGGTGGCATAGCCGCGCATCAGCCGGTAGAGATTCCCCACGCCAATCCGGCTGGTTGCCTCCTTCGTGAAGACAAATTCACCACGGTGAACAATCCCTGCTGGCTCATATTTGCCGCCGGTTCCCGTAAATCCCCCGGTTGCAAAATGGAATTTCGCCGCAGCGGCCTGAATGGCTGTACCACCTGACGCGGATGCGCCGCCACCAACAGCCCCGCCAATGGCGCTGCCGATACTCCCGACAATCCCCACCATTGCCTGCTTAAGCAGAATTTCTGTCATCATGGACAGCACGGAGCGGGTGAAGCTGCGCCAGTTCTGTTCACTGCCGGTCAGCATCGCCGCCATATTCTGTGCAATACCATCAAAGGTCTGCGTGGCTGCACTTTTAACCTGTGACATACTGTCCGTGGCGCTCTCTTCCCACTCACTCCAGCCGGACTTCAGGCCTGCCATCCAGCTCCCGCGAAGCTGGTCTTCAGCCGCCCAGGTCTTTTTCTGCTCTGACATGACGTTATTCAGCGCCAGAGGATTATCGCCATACTGTTCCTTCAGGCGCTGTTCCGTGGCTTCCCGCGCTGCCTGCCGGTCAGTCAGCCCCCGGTTTTTCGCATCAATGGCTGCCCGTTTTGCCCGTTGCTGCTGTGCGAATTTATCCGCCTGCTGCGCCAGCGCATTCAGGTGCTCCTGATACGTAACCTTGTCACCAAGTGCAGCCAGCTGGCGTTTGTACTCCAGCGTCTCGTCTTTATGCGCCAGCAGGGATTTCTCCTGTGCGGACAGCTGGCGACGTTGTGCCGCCTCCTCCAGTACCGCGAACTGACTTTCTGCCTTCCACAAATCCCGGCGCTGCTGGCTGATTTTCTCATTCGCTCCGGCATGCTTCTCCAGCGTCCGGAGTTCTGCCTGAAGCGTCAGCAGGGCCGCATGAGCACTGTCTTCCTGACGATCGCCCGCAGACACCTTCACGCCGGACTGTTTCGGCTTTTTCAGCGTCGCTTCATAATCCTTTTTCGCCGCCGCCATCAGCGTGTTGTAATCTGCCTGCAGGATTTTCCCGTCCTTCAGTGCCTTGTTCAGTTCTTCCTGACGGGCGGTATATTTCTCCAGCGGCGTCTGCAGCCGTTCGTAAGCCTTCTGCGCCTCTTCGGTATATTTCAGCCGTGACGCTTCGGTATCGCTCTGCTGCTGCGCATTTTTGTCCTGTTGACGCTGTTGATCTACCCTCTTTTGGGCTGCATCCCGCTCCAAGCGTTTTTTTTCACGATCATCCCAGTAACGCGCCCGTGCTTCATCGTTAACGAAATAATCATCCTTGCGCAGATTCCAGATGTCGTCTGCTTTCTTAAACGCAGCCTCTGCCTTAATCAGCATCTCCTGCGCGGTATCAGGACGACCAATATCCAGCACCGCATCCCACATGGATTTGAATGCACGTGCAGTCCTGTCTGCCCAGGTCTCCAGCGTGCCCATGTTCTCTTTCAGGCGGCGGGTCTGGTCATCAAACCCTTTCGTTGCGGCCTCGTTCGCCGCCTGCAATGCCCCGGCTTCATCGCCGGAACGCTGCAACTGAGCAACATACGCAATCTGCTCCGCCGTCACGTTATGGAACTGGCGTGCCATCGCCGTCAGCCCCGACGTCGGGTCTGTGGTCAGCTTCCCGAAGGCTTCAGCGACCTTGTCCACCTCCACGCCGGATGCAGAGGAGAAACGCGCCACACTCTGGCTGATGGACGCAATCTGAGCCTCACCGCTTACCCCCGCCTTAACCAGTGCGCTGAGTGACTCGCTGGTCTGGTTAAACGTCAGCCCTGCCGCCTGCCCGGCTCTGGACAGGACCAGCATACGATCTGCCGTCAGTCCCGCCTGATTGCCGGAAAGGACCAGCGTTTTGTTGAAATCGGACAGGGTTGAGTTGCCCTGATACCAGGCATACGCCAGCGCACCGGTCGCCACCGCCAGCGAGGTGGCCCCCACCATCGGCAGGGTGATCGCGCCGGCAAGCCCCCTGAACATGGGGATCATCCCGCCGAAGGAGTCCTTAACCTGACCACCCTGTTGCAGCAGGATCAGCCAGGGATTCTGCCCCCCTGCAAGCTGCGTGGCCACGTCGGTGAACTGTGCAGGCAGCATACGCATGGCGGCTTTATACTGCCCGACGGAAATCCCCGCTTTCTGTGCAGCCAGTGCCTGTCGGCTCAGCGACTGTTCAACGACTGCCGCTGTTTTTTTCGCATCACTTTCCGTACCGGAAAAATGACGCCTGACTCTGGCCATCTGCTCGTCAAATCTGGCCGCATCCAGACTTAAATCAACGACCAGATCGCCTACCGGTTCAGCCATACCGGACTCCTCCTGCGATCCCTTCTGATACTGTCATCAGCATTACGTCATCCTCCGTCATGTCCGCCACATCCGGGGAAACGGGGATAACTTCATTCACATCCGGGCCAAAGCGGACGCCTCCGGCAAGCCCTGCCGCTTTCTGCATCAGCACATCATCTTCAGGCTCTTCGTCAGCCTCGCGCCGGTTCAGCAGACTGAAATCCAGCGGATGCATATCCGGATCGCTGAAAAACAGGCTGAGTACGGTGTACGTCAGCCCGGAAAAGTGCATATCCAGCAGAACATCATGAAAATAATGGGTACTGTAAAAGCGGTGCCAGTCGGCATACTCCGTGGATGACATCCCGGCAAGCATGGCGCGCCAGTCGGGTCGCCCCATCTCGCGCGCCAGTTTCAGGGCAAAACTCAGCTCACCGTCGAACACTTTCCCGCAGAAACAGGCTCTGCAGGCCCGGCGTCCTCTGCCTGTTCAGGTGCATCATTCACCACAAACTCATACATACCGGACAACCGGTACACCACGTTTTCAGCATGAGAAATTGCCTCTGTGGGCCAGGTGGTAAGCACTTCCTGCTCAATCTGTTTAACGGCTTCATTCATGGACGGCTGCGTTGTCTTCTGTGGATGGTTATGCCACAGGGACATCGCCACCACAAAAGCACCGGTTCTGATGGCGTCTTCCACAGTAAACTTCCGGTTGCTGTCTGACTCCGCCTGTTCCGCCTGCCGTTTCATCAGGGCGAGATGCTCAATACGCTGCAGGGCTGACAGTTCAGAAAGCGTGACGGTCACGCCGTTATGTTCAAATGATTCGGTTTTCAGGAACATCGCTGATTCTCCGGATTAACTGGCGGTGACGTTGATTTCTGCAACCGCAGCAAACTCACCATTACCGGATACGACCGGAATGTTGACCTTGCCTGCAGCAACACCTTTCACGGTGATGGTCATACCACTGACCGACACGGTGGCTTTTGTTTTATCCGCAGACACCGCACGGAAGCTCTTGTCGGTTGCGCCTTCCGGCTGGAATGCCACGGTCAGCGTGGTGCTCTTCCCTTTCACCACCGAGGTGCTGGCAGGCGTCACGGTCATGCCGGTTGCCGCTGTTACCGTGCTGCGATCTTCTGCCATCGACGGACGTCCCACGTTGGTGACTTTCACCGTGCGGGTGATCACTTCCTTCGCCGTCACCGCCTTACCGATACTGCTGACCCAGCCGCGGAACACATCGACCGTGCCGTTCGGGAAGCGGATTTTATAGGCACGGGTATCCCCTTCATTAAACCACGCCAGCAGCGCCTGCTGCCCCTGCTCTCCGGGCATCCACGCCAGCGTGAAGCTGGTATCTCCGGCGGATTTCTGCCCCTGTCCGGTCGCGGCCCAGTCCGGATCTTCATCATCGAGATAACTGTCGTCATAGGACTCTGCGGTCAGTTCGCCGGGCGTCAGGTCTTTAACTTTTGCCAGACGCGACCAGTCAACGTCTGAAAGCGGGTTCGCATAAGGGTCACCGTTCCCCTTATAAACCCACAGAGTGGTTCCGGCCCCTTTCACCGGTGCCAGAGGATTTGGTGTTGGCATATCGTCCTCACATTTCATAGGTAATGACATAAGTCAGATCGGCTGAACTCCACAGGCCCGCATCATCGTCGCGCCGGTAGTCATAGCCACTGGCCACCATACTGGTGATCAAATCTGACAGTGCCGGGATATCGTTCATCACCGGATAAATCCGGGACTCCATCCACGCATCCAGCTCTGAATCCGGCACCTGAGCAGGCAGGAAAACTTCGATATGCAGCGCCGCCTGCCAGGTATCGCTGTCCAGCTCTTCGCCCGTGTATTCAGCGCCGGTGAGATAAACGGCAACTGCCGGAAAATCCGCCTCATCAAAAACAGCGGGGCGACCATCAAAAAGCGTCGCCCCGGTGTCATGCTTCTCCAGTGCATCCAGTACGGCTGCACGGATTTCTGTATGTTTCATCGTTTTATCACAATCCTCAGTTGTTGTTTCAGCGCATAGCCCAGTTCTTTTGGCAGACGTTCTCGCCGGATACGGTTAACGTTCTCATCAAAAGCCTGCTTCAGTGGGGCCGCCATCGGAATTTTAACCACCTGAATGGGAAGACGATTACGCTTTTTCCTTCCTTTATCGTCATTGCCCTTCGCATACCGGGCTTCTGGCAAACGTTGCATAACATGCCAGCGCCCATTATTTAATCGCTGGATGAATGCCCGCTGATAACGATGCTGACCGGCTTTAAGTATGCTGTTCGGACGATGACCAAGCATCCTGATCCCCAGCTTAATAGCAGGGAGATCACCGCGGTTAACGATAATTTTTGCGTTCGGATTTCTGACCGTAGCCCTTTTCAGTCTGGATCGCTCTTTAACAAGTTTTCTCGGCACCCGGGTTTCACGGGCGACCTGAGACGAAGACTGATTAATCGCCGTTGTGGCCACGCGGTTAATGGCCATTGCTGACGCACCGGGCACCGCCGTTTTGCTGATACGACTGAGGTTTTCAACGGCCTGCTCAAGACCTTTTATGGACATACATCCCCCTTTCAGCGGCGACGGTTAACGGCAGGCGGTACGCCCCGCCCAAGCCAGAGATGACAGCTTCCGCCATCATCCGGCGAAATCCGGTCTATCCAGAAGTTTTCCTCACCGATGCTCAGCGTGTCGCCGCGCCGCAGCTGCCGCACATCATCAGTCCGGACAAACAGGGACGGGCTGGAGCCTTCAACGCGCACGCCCTGTCCGGCATAGCTGATATTTTCAGGGTCATCAAAAACACCACGTATTACTGCGCCGGACTGCTCACCGGATGTCATGGTGGCTGACGTTCCCATGTACCCGCGTATCGTTTCATCGGCGCGGGCAATGGCAGCATCGAACAGGTTATCGAAATCAGCCACAGCGCCTCCCGTTATTGCATTCTGGCCAGGCCGCGCTCTGTCATTTCAGCTGCCACACCGGCAGAGACACGGAACGCCGTTCCCGGCAGCACAAATGCCACAGCCTCATCCCGCGTGGCGTGAAGTGCATCGGTATGCAGCGTCACCAGTGCCACAACCGTGACCAGATCAGCCGTATCAGTCACGGTATCCGGCTGCGCTGATACAACCTCATTTTCATGTCCGGTCAGCGCATTTTCCGGGCTGACAGATGTGTCCTGACCGGCAGCGTCATCCGTGTCATCAAGCTCCTCTTCCAGCTCTGCCACACGGAGTGCCAGTTCTTCTTTCGTCCCCGTCAGGCTGACATCACGGTTCAGTTGCTCACCCAGCGACCGGAGACGGGCAATCAGTTCATCTTTCGTCATGGACTCCTCCACAGAGAGAAAATGGCCCCGAAGGGCCACGATTACGCCAGTTGTACGGACACGAACTCATCAGGGTCAGCCAGCAGCATCAGCGGTGCTGACTGAATCATGGTGAACTCACGCGCCGGATCGCCGGTGGTCACCCAGTTTTTCGGGTAACGGGCAGAGGCGTTAATGCCTTCGCGCTGTGCGTCCGCATCCTGAATGCAGCCATAGGTGCGCAGACCGCGTGCCTGAGTGTTCCCCAGTACCATCGTGTTGTCCGGCAGGAAGTTCTTTTTGACGCCGTTTTCCACGTACTGTCCGGAATACACGACGATGGCCACATCGCCATACATCCCCTTATAGGACACCGCTTTACCCAGGTCTTTCACCGCTGTCTCCAGCTCGGAATGAGAGCCGCGACGGGTATCCAGCTTCTCCCTGACGGCCTTGAAGGAACGGAACAGCGCCCAGCCTTTCGGATCAAACACGATGATATTCACCACGCCGCTGGCGTTCAGCGCGTAGGCTTCGATATCGTCGGTCGGGTCATACGTGGACTTGTCACGCTTGCTCCACTCCGTGCCGCCGGACTGCGTGATGTTGTTCGCCGCACTGCGGCCCATATCCACCTCAACCGGATCGAAGGCTTCACCGGTCATGGTGTATTTGCCCTTGAGCACGGCAGAAACGGCCTGCATCTCTTCGACCTGAGCAATGGCCAGCTCTTCGTCACGCATGTTCTGCATGATGATGCGACGGCGGCGGTAAGCCGGGTCCGCCAGATTCTGCGGATCTTCATCCGGCAGGCGACGCAGGGTCATCTGCGGATTCACCTCATGCTTGGGTTTGACATATCCCGGCGTAAATTCAGAGGTGGAGCCGCCACGGGAGCGGATAACCTCACCGGAAACAATCGGCGAAACGTACAGCGCCATGTTTACCAGTCCCGGAATTTGTGAGAGATAGACTTTCTCCGTAGTGAAGGGATAGCTCTCACGGAAAAAGAGACGCAGAAACAGCGGATCAAACTTAAATTTCTGCTCATTTGCCGCCAGCAGCTGGGCGGTTGTGTACATCGACATAAAAAAATCCCGTAAAAAAAGCCGCACAGGCGGCCTTTAGTGATGAAGGGTCAGGTTAAACGATGCTGATTGCCGTTCCGGCAAACGCGGTCCGTTTTTTCGTCTCGTCGCTGGCAGCCTCCGGCCAGAGCACATCCTCATAACGGAACGTGCCGGACTTGTAGAACGTCAGCGTGGTGCTGGTCTGGTCAGCAGCAACCGCAAGAATGCCAACGGCAGCACCGTCGGTGGTGCCATCCCACGCAACCAGCTTACGGGTGGCGGTGTCAAGCATCAGCGGGGTCATTGCAGGCGCTTTCGCACTCAATCCGCCGGGCGCGGTTGCGGTATGAGCCGGGTCACTGTTGCCCAGTGGCTGGTAATGGGTAAAGGTTTCTTTGCTCGTCATAAACATCCCTTACACTGGTGTGTTCAGCAAATCGTTAACGGCATCAGATGCCGGGTTACCTGCAGCCAGCGGTGCCGGTGCCCCCTGCATCAGACGATCCAGCGCAGTGTCACTGCGCGCCTGTGCACTCTGTGGTGCAGCTGCCAGAATGCGGCGGGCCGTTTCCACGGTCATACCGGGGGTTTCTGCCAGCACGCGGGCCTGTTCTTCGCGTCCGTGAGCCTCCTCACAGTTGAGGATCCCCATAATGCGGCTGTTTTCTGCCGCAACCGCAGCGGTGATCTGCGCGTTCACGTCCGGCTGTGCCGCGCTGGCGTTCTCGCCCTCCGTCGCTTGCACCACGCCAGTAACGTCAGCCTGCGAAGCAGTGGCTGAAACAGTTGTTGATTGAGTCTCTTTGGTCATTCGCCCTCCTGAGAGACGGGATTTACGTGCATCCAGTGCATCACGCATGACGGTGATCGCATCGGTACTGTTAACAAGTTCATCAGCCAGTCCGGCATCAATGGCCTCCTGACCGCTGTACACTGCAGCCTCGGTATCCAGCACAGCCTGCACGGACAGGCCGGTATATGCCGACACCTTCTGTGCAAACATCCGGCGGGTTGCATCCATCCGGGACTGCAATGTTTCCCGGACATCATCCGGTAGATGGCTGTAGGGGTTGCCATCCACCTTATGGCTGCCGCTGTAAATCAGCGTGATTTCCACGCCCTGTTTCTCCAGCGCAGCGCCGTAATTACTGTGAGCCATCATGACGCCGATGGAGCCTGTCCGGGCGGTCTGCGTGACCAGACGCCGGGAGGAGGCACTGGCAAGCAGCTGACCTGCGCTGCAGTTCATGTCATTGGCCAGCGCCCATACCGGCTTTATGTCACGCACACGGGCGATGATGTCAGCGCAGTCAAATGCCCCTGCCACCATCCCGCCTGGCGTATCCATATCGAGCAGAATGCCGTCCACCATCGGGTCGCTGGCAGCCTGTTGCAGACGGGCGATAATGCCGTTGTAACCGGTCATCCCCGAATACGGCTGCAGCGCCCGCGTCCGGCTGACCAGCGTGCCGGACACCGGCAGCACGGCGATGCCGTTCATGACCTGATAACTGCGGGCCTGTCGTGGTCCGTCATCATCACCGGATAACGCCAGCGTCGCGGGTGCCTCTCCGGCAGTCAGGCTGTCGCCGGACACCGCATCCGTCAGGCGGCTGATCCCAAGCTGGCCTGCAAGTGCACAAAAGAAAACCCGCGCATAGGCGGGTTCAAGCATCAGCGGCTCATTAAAGGCCATGCTGGCAATATGCGGGAGATTACGCAGCTCTGCTGTCACTCTTCTCCTCCTCTGTTGATTGTCGCAGCCCGGATTCAAATGCTGCAGCCGCCCAGGCGGGCGGTTTAAGACCAGCCGCGCGGCGCTCCATCGTTTCACGGACCTGCTGGGCAAAAATTTCCTGATAGTCGTCACCGCGTTTCGCGCACTCTTTCTCGTAGGTGCTCAGTCCGGCTTCTATCAGCATCACCGCTTCCTGAACTTCTTTCAGACCATCGATGGCCATACGACCGGAGCCTATCCAGTCGCAGTTCCCCCAGGCACTGCGGGCTTCCTGAAAACTGAAGCGCGCTTTTGAAGGTAACGTCACCACGCGGCGAACGATGGCCTCTTCCAGCCAGCACAGAAACATCTGACTCGCCTGACGGGATGCGACGAATTTTCGCCGCCCCATAAAGTGCGCCCACGACTCGTTCGCGCTGGCCCGTGCCGTGGAGTAGCTCATCTGGGCGTAATTCCGGGAAAGCTGCTCATACGAGACACCCAGCCCGGCAGCGATATACCGCAGCAGTGACTGCTCAAACACGGAGTAGCCGTTATCCGTGTCCTGAGCCGTCTGCAGGTTCAGTGAGTCACCCGGCATCAGGTGCGGCACTTTTGCGCCTCCCAGCCGGACCGGTGCTGCGGCGTAATACGCGGCAATTTCACCAATCCAGCCGGTCAGCCTTTCCCGCTGCTCCTGACTGTTCGCGCCCAGAATAAAATCCATCGCTGACTGCGTATCCAGCTCACTCTCAATGGTGGCGGCATACATCGCCTTCACAATGGCGCTCTGCAGCTGCGTGTTCTGCAGCGTGTCGAGCATCTTCATCTGCTCCATCACGCTGTAAAACACATTTGCACCGCGAGTCTGCCCGTCCTCCACGGGTTCAAAAACGTGAATGAACGAGGCGCGCCCGCCGGGTAACTCACGGGGTATCCATGTCCATTTCTGCGGCATCCAGCCAGGATACCCGTCCTCGCTGACGTAATATCCCAGCGCCGCGCCGCTGTCATTAATCTGCACACCGGCACGGCAGTTCCGGCTGTCGCCGGTATTGTTCGGGTTGCTGATGCGCTTCGGGCTGACCATCCGGAACTGTGTCCGGAACAGCCGCGACGAACTGGTATCCCAGGTGGCCTGAACGAACAGTTCACCGTTAAAGGCGTGCATGGCCACACCTTCCCGAATCATCATGGTAAACGTGCGTTTTCGCTCAACGTCAATGCAGCAGCAGTCATCCTCGGCAAACTCTTTCCATGCCGATTCAACCTCGCGGGAAAAGGCACGGGCTTCTTCCTCCCCGATGCCCAGATAGCGCCAGCTTGGGCGATGACTGAGTCGGAAAAAAGACCCGACGATATGATCCTGATGCAACTGGATGGCGTTGGCGGCATAGCCGTTATTGCGTACCAGATCGTCTGCGCGGGCATTGCCACGGGTAAAGTTGGGCAGCAGGGCTGCATCCACACTTTCACCCGGTGGGTTCCACGCCCGCAACTGCCCACCAAATCCGCTGCCACCGCCGTGATAACCGGCATATTCACGCAGCGATGTCATGCCGTCCGGCCCCAGAAGGGTGGGAATGGTGGACATTTTCATACATAAAATCCTGCAGGTCCCCTGCGTCGCTGTGTCATGCCGGTCTGCACTTCCAGCTCAGCAATGTATTTTTTCAGGTCAGACACGGAAGTGGTCGTAAACTCCACTCGCCGTCCGTCTTTCTGTACCGTTGCCACCCGTTTTCCTGTCATCAGGTCATGCAGTGCCGCACGGGCAGCGGCAAGTTCTTCCTGTCGCGTCATTCATCCTCTCCGGATAAGGCACGGGCGTAATCTGCCAGTGTTTTCTTGTTGGTTGCTGCACCATCCTCTTCCTGCAGGCTCGCCAGCAGTGCACTGAGATCCAGCTGCCAGCGGGAAATACTGATGCGCAGCGCCGCCAGCGCATAAACGAAGCAGTCGAGCGCCTCATTGCGTCGCTTTTTGCTGTCCCACAGTATTTTTTTCCTGCCATCCACCCATTTTTCGACCTGCTCTTCAGCAGTCAGCTGCTGCGCTTCGGTCAGATCAAAAATATCCGGGTTATTCGGGAAGTGAACGGCACCGGGAAGCGGTTCATCCCCTTCCGGCGTCAGTGTGAAGCGGTTATAAATCTGCTCTTTCGCGGTATCCGTACCGATTTCGGTAAGGTAAACCCCGTTTTTGTTTCGCTTACGTGGCATGCTGGCCACCGGCTTTCCGTAGACGGATGCCCCTTTAATGGGGATCACCCGGAACAGCCCATGCTTTTTCGAGCGTTCATACACAATGGTCGGGTCAATCCCGCCAGTATCCCAGCAGATACGGGATATCGACATTTCTGCACCATTCCGGCGGGTATAGGTTTTATTGATGGCCTCATCCACACGCAGCAGCGTCTGTTCATCGTCGTGGCGGCCCATAATAATCTGCCGGTCAATCAGCCAGCTTTCCTCACCCGGCCCCCATCCCCATACGCGCATTTCGTAGCGGTCCAGCTGGGAGTCGATACCGGCGGTCAGGTAAGCCACACGGTCAGGAACGGGCGCTGAATAATACTCTTTCCGCTCTGCCATCACTTCAGCATCCGGACGTTCGCCGATTTTCGCTTCCCACGTCTCACCGAGCGTGGTGTTCACGAAGGTTTTACGTTTTCCCGTATCCCCTTTCGTCTTCATCCAGTCTTTGACAATCTGCACCCAGGTGGTGAACGGGCTGTACGCCGTCCAGATGTGAAAGGTCACACTGTCAGGCGGTTCAATCTCTTCACCGGATGACGAAAACCAGAGAATGCCATCACGGGTCCAGATCCCGGTCTTTTCGCAGATATAACGGGCATCAGTAAAGTCCAGCTCCTGCTGACGGATGACGCAGGCATTATGCTCACAGAGATAAAACACGCTGGAGGGATCATCCGGCATCCATTTGAGGCCAAACGGCGTCTCTTTGTCGCCAAATTTAAGGTACTGCTCCTTCCCGCAGTGCGGGCAGGCAACATGAAAACGCATAAAATGCGGGGATTCACTGGCTGCACGCTCAATCTGGCAGGTGCCTCTCACTTTGGGCGTGGAGCCACGGATGGATTTTGGCCAGACAGAGCCTTCAATACGCTTATCGCCCAGGAACGTCGGAGAGCCTTCCTGTTCAATATCCTCATCAAAGGCAGCAAGTTCATCATAACCCGCCACATCCACTGACTTTTCACGGTAGTTTTTTGCCGCTTTACCGCCCAGGCACCAGAAGCCACGCCCATTGGTGAAACGCTTCATGGTGAGCGTGTTATCCCGGTGCTTTTTGCCATACCACGGGGCCAGCGCCAGCAGCGAAGGAATATCACGGATGGTCGGCTCAACGTGGGTTTTCATAAAGTTCTCGGCATCACCATCCGTCGGCAACCAGATAAGGGTGTTGCGCTGCTTATGCTCTATGAAGTAGGCATAAACACCCAACAGCATTTTGGAATAACCAACACGGGCAGACTTCACCACATTCACCTCGCGGATGTAGTCGCTGCCCATCGCATTCATGATGGCCCGCTGAAAGGGCAGTGTTTCCCAGCGCCCTTCCTGGTATGCGGATTCTTTCGGGAGATAGTAATTGGCATCCGCCCATTCAACGGCGGTCTGTGGCTCCGGCCTGAACAGTGAGCGAAGCCCGGCGCGGACAAAATGCCGCAGCCTGTTAACCTGACTGTTCGATATATTCACTCAGCAACCCCGGTATCAGTTCATCCAGCGCGGCTGCTTTGTTCATGGCTTTGATGATATCCCGTTTCAGGAAATCAACATGTCGGTTTTCCAGTTCCGGAAAACGCCGCTGCACCGACAGGGGGATCCCGTCGAGAATACTGGCAATTTCACCTGCGATCCGCGACAGCACGAAAGTACAGAATGCGGTTTCCACCACTTCAGCGGAGTCTCTGGCATTTTTCAGCTCCTGTGCGTCGGCCTGCGCACGCGTAAGTCGATGGCGTTCGTACTCAATAGTCCCTGGCTGGAGATCTGTCTCGCTGGCCTGCCGCAGTTCTTCAACTTCCCGGCGCAGCTTTTCGTTCTCAATTTCAGCATCCCTTTCGGCATACCATTTTATGACGGCGGCAGAATCATAAAGCACCTCATTACCCTTGCCACCGCCTCGCAGAACGGGCATTCCCTGTTCCTGCCAGTTCTGAATGGTACGGATACTCGCACCGAAAATGTCAGCCAGCTGCTTTTTGTTGACTTCCATTGTTCATTCCACGGACAAAAACAGAGAAAGGAAACGACAAAGGCCAAAAAGCCCGCTTTCAGCACCTGTCGTTTCCTTTCTTTTCAGGGGGTATTTTAAATAAAAACATTAAGTTACGACGAAGAAGAACGGAAACACCTTAAACCGGAAAATTTTCATAAATAGCGAAAACCCGCGAGGTCGCCGCCCCGTAACCTGTCGGATCGCCGGAAAGGACCCGCAAAATGATAATAATTATCATCTGCATGTCACAACGTGCATCTACGCCATCAAACCACGTCAAATAATCAATTATGACGCAGGTATCGTATTAATTGATCTGCATCAACTTAACGTAAAAACAACTTCAGACAATACAAATCAGCGACACTGAATACAGGGCAACCTCATGTCAACGAAGAACAGAACCCGCAGAACAACAACCCGCAACATCCGCTTTCCTAACCAAATGATTGAACAAATTAACATCGCTCTTGATCAAAAAGGGTCCGGGAATTTCTCAGCCTGGGTCATTGAAGCCTGCCGCCGGAGACTGTGCTCAGAAAAAAGAGTTTCTCCTGAAGCAAACAAAGAAAAGAGTGACATTACTGAATTGCTCAGAAAACAGATCAGACCAGATTGAAGCAATTTAGATAATCGTGCAGACTACACCCCTCATATCACATGGAAGGTACTACAATGGCTCAGGTTGCCATTTTTAAACAAATATTCGATAAAGTGCGAAATAATTTAAACTATCACTGGTTTTATTCTGAACTAAAACGTCACAATGTCTCACATTACATTTACTATTTAGCCACAGAGAATATTCATCTTGTTCTTGAAAACGATAATACGGTTTTAATAAAAGGACAGGGTAAGGTTGTAAATGTAAGATTTTCAAAAAATAAATGCCTTATAGAAGCCACCTTAAAAGGATTCAAATCAGGAGAGTTATCATTTTACGAATACAGGAAAAATCTTGCTACAGCAGGGGTTTTCAGATGGATTACAAATATCCACGAAAACAAAAGGTATTACTATACCTTTGATAATTCATTACTCTTTACTGAGAACATTCAGAACACTACACAAATATTTCCGCACTAAATCATAACGTCCGGTTTCTTCCGTGCCAGAACCGGACTCGCTGGCATGATGAAATATGTGTACCCTGCTCATTGTTGCCCCCACAAACAGACCTCACGCTCAATCTCACGACGAGTCATCAGGCCTTTCCATTGCTTACCGCCAGCGTATGCCCAGCGACGTAGCTGGTCACATGCGCCCTTGATATCGCCCTGGTTTATTTTGCGAAGAAGAGTAGATGTTCTGAAATTGCCAGCACCCACGTTGTAGACGAACGAGTAAAGAGCGCCGCGCGTTGTTTCCGGTATATCGACTTTGATGTACGGGTTAATTTGTCTGGCGACAGTGGCAAGGTCTTTATTCAAGAGTGCTTTGCATTCTGCTTTGGTATACGTTTTACCGAGCATGATGTCTTTTCCTGTATGCCCGTGACATACAGTCCATACACCAACAATATCTTTATATGGTATGTAGCTGACACCTTCCAGACCATCGTTACCACTTGGGCCAGTGATTAACACAGATGCTATAGCAATAGCCCCGCCACCAATAGCAGCAGCAACAGCTTTTCGTAATGATGGAGGCATTATCCACCTCTCGCAGCCTTGCGCTTATCTTCTTTAATCTTGAAATAAAGGTTTGTCAGGTACGTCAGCAGGCCAAAGACCAGGCTACCCAGCACACCTATTGCTGCCCACTGTGAGGGCGTGACTTTATCGAGCAGCTGTAAAAACCAGTAACCGGCACTACCTGCTGAGGTGCCATAGGCGACACCCGTTGTTAACTTATCCATGGATTTCATAACCCCACCTCGCAGATGCGGGTGCTGTGTAATGGAAATAAAAAGGCCACCTGACGTGGCCACCAAATTATTTCCCCACCAGCTCGTTTATCTCTTTCACTGTCTGGTTAAACCGCTCTGACTCAAGCTCAACACCTAAGGCCCGACGCCCCAGCGCCATTGCTGCTTTTATTGTGGAACCGGATCCCATAAAAAAATCAGCAACCAGATCACCAGGTCGACTACTGGCATTGATTATTTGCCTGAGCATATCCGCCGGTTTCTCACACGGATGTTTACCCGGGTAGAACTGAACGGGTTTATGCATCCAGACATCGGTATAAGGCACGGAGACTGATACGGAGAAATAGCGCCGGAGAGATTTAAACTCATCCAGCAATTCAGAATATTTGCGATTCAGTGAATCATAAGATGCCACCAGCTGGTGGTGTGGTTGTTCCAGTTGTTGTTCCTGAAACTTCTCTGCCGCTATACGGGAAAACAGTGCCTGTAACTTCCGATAGTCAGCCTCATTCGGCAACTGCCACTGACTGGCACCAAACCAGTGGGAAACCATATTTTTCTTACCTGTGGCTTCAGCAATTTGTTTTGCCGTTATACCCAGTTCGGCACGAGCATCCCTGAAATACGATATCAGCGGTGCCATTATGTGCTGTTTGAGTTCCCTTTCTTTTGCCGCATAGCCGTCACTTTTGCCGCGATATGGCCCCTGGTAATGTTCAGCAAACAGAACGCGCTCTGTGGCAGGAAAATATGCGCGCAGACTTTCTTTATTACACCCATTCCAACGTCCGGACGGCTTCGCCCAGATGATATGGTTAAGCACGTTGAAACGTTCACGCATCATGATCTCAATATCAGATGCCAGGCGATGCCCACAGAACAGGTAAAGGCTTCCGGCAGGTTTTAACACCCGCCAGAACTGGGCCAGACAGTGGTCCAGCCACTTAAGGTAATCTTCGTCCCCTTTCCACTGATTGTCCCAGCCGTTGGGTTTCACCTTGAAGTACGGCGGATCGGTAACAATCAGGTCAATGGAATCATCAGGCAGGGACTGAATAAAATGCAGGCAATCAGCGTTGATTAAATCAACACTGTTTATTTTTACAGTATTTTTCATGGATCAGTAAGCGTAACTCTGGTAGGCTCACTCTGCTTTTGCGCTAAAGCAGTGGGCCGTGGTTCGCTTGTGACCAGTAGGCATGAGCGAATGGCTGGCAGGTGCTACCAACACCCACCAGCCGCCCATTTTCACAGCAGGAAACCGCCATTACTGGCAGCGTCTGAATTTATTCCCGTACCCGCCGTTATCCTTCGCCAGACCCGCCAGAACTAACTGAGTCAGTATTAACTGGCACCGGGCTTCGCTTACTCCGGTAGTTCTCGTCATCATGCGTGGCGTTACCCACTTGTCAGCAGGTAAGAAATGAAGGACTGCGGCGGCGGTTTCTGTCATATCTTGCTGTTTTAGCATGTTTTTTCCCTTCTGGTTAACATGACATACCAATAACTCTTGTCTAAAAAGCCAGCAAGATAAAAAGCCAGTATTCACGACCACCAGCGTGTTTACTGTACTGCACCAGGTTTACAGGTACAAAAAAACCGCTCAGCGGCGGGTTTAAGTTGTGTGGCGAAGTAACCACTCTTAACAGATTACAATGTTTTTTGCGGACCGCGCTAATGATTTCCTCTTTTTTTTGTTGTATTTTTCACACGGTTGCTAAAATTATTTCGGATCGATAATGAGTACAGAAAATAAGAATAAAACTAGGCGAGTGAGAGTTGGTTTTTTCACTGGTAATGGAAGCAAAAAAGATGGCACATCTGCTGCAAAACTAGCCTTTGAGCAAATGACCACAGCAGATACTGTAACTTTTCCAATAACTTACACAACAGACACCCCAAATCGAGGGTTAAAGTTAGTTATTCTTCAAAAAGATACCACACTGCAATGTTACTTTGGTTACGTATCGTGGAGAAGGGAATGCCTACTACCGTTCATCGAGGATGCTACAGGTAGTGAGAGAACAATTCCTTTAAATGATAAAGATTCTGTAGTTGAAAGAACATATTTTATCTATTACTACGAAACGGATTTATTAGCTATGACCCTCAACCATATAGGGCCCAAAGTAAATGATCTGGCATTCATTTTGTATAACAAAACTGATTTAAAAAGCGTGACTTTTGAAGCCATTTGGAAACAAGAGAGCATGAAGGAACTGCTTGAGGACGGAAATATCCTACGTAGTTTCGATCTTATAGTTGCTGCTCCAAGAAACTTTAACAAAGCTAATTATAAGATTAAAAACCCTTTAGCTAATGAAATTATTGACATGGTTGTTGGTATGGGCGGGTCGCATCTAAGATTAAATATGCGAGGTCGGATTCGCCCGAAAAAACAAGGTTTTAACTATCTAAAAACTTCTGTCACCGATGCTATTAAGGAACTACTTGAACTTTTTCCAAAAGGTTCTGGAGGTCTAAAAATTAAAAAAATTGATGTAACCGAGCCATCCAATAGAACGCCCAAAAGTCTACTTGACCAAGTATTGGTCAGTACAAAGACAATCATTGTCAAAAGCGGTTATCCATCCGATTCTGATATCAGAACGGCGATGATATCTGCTAAAATTGATAACGCGAACTATCTTGCACAGTATGAGCTCGCTAGCAGAGACTAATAACCAAGCATGGAGGACACAATGAGAGAATTAGCCACTTTTCTCTGGAAATGCGTCCTCTGGATTCTGTTGACCTATGCAGCGACAAAACTGTTTAAACCGATGAAGCATGCTGACGTACTCACAACAGCGGGGGTGCTCTCGACTATATCAGGCATCCTGTTTGGTTTTGTTCTGGCTGCAATATCTATATTTAGTAGTGCAAACAGCGATAAGGAAGGAGCAATTAATGCCCTTAAGCAAAACAACGTGTTACCAACTCTGGTAAATCGATTACTTTCAACAGGGTTAACTCTCATCGTCGCATGTATATTTCCATTGATAGCGATGTTTCTACCAGATGATGTTATTGTTGCGGGCAAACCTATTGATTTCCTATTCATACTGTTAGGCTTATCCTCCCTTATAATTTCGCTATATACCTTCGGAAGGTGTTGGTTAGTGTTACGAAAAATCTTCCCCCACTTGTGACAGGTTGGCCTCATATGGGGCCAACCTGTGCAACCCTAAGCGTCCATTTCAAGGTTAACATCCAACATTGAAAGGCAACCATCAATAAATCCTTCGGCTAGTTGTATTTCTATGCGTACCAATTTTTCATCCTTTCCACGCACCTTTGCAATCTTACGCTTGGATATTCTGTATAAATAATGTGCCACAAGCAGCGAGTGCTCATCTGGCTTTTTTTGCTTTAGACGAGCAAGACAACCTTCAATAATTAATGCATCACTATCTGAACAAGCCTGACGTGTTTTGCTTGTGTAGGGAAGAAGCCCCTTAAACCCAGCAGCTATAGGCGAATAGTCTACTCCAGAACTATCACTCGCCGCCCATGCTCCCCAACGCTCCAGAACCATCTGAATATCACGCATCAACTTTCTCCACCAAATCAGGCCAACACACCAATCGCCAGCGCGCGATCGATAAAACGAAATATCAGCTCCAGTTGGGAGCCATACTTCTCTTCAAATGCCACGGTATCCGCATGCAGCTCGTCGTGATGCTTTCTGCACAAAGGCAACACAAAGAGGTCATGCACTTTTGTATCCATTCCACCCTGACCGTGACCTATCAGGTGGTGGGGATCATCAGCAGGCTTTCCACAACATGCACACGGCTGTGTCTTAACCCAGCGCGTGTACTTTTCATTAACCCAGCGGCGGCGTTTTGGGCGTAACATAAAAGACTCCGGCGACTCCGGATCCACTTTCAGCGCCAGCACCTTTTTCGCCTTATCCTGGATGATGCTGGTGGCAGGAACCGAAGGCACAAGGTCACTTTCCCGGGTGACAGACGGCACAACAGGCTTCGGTAATCTCAGTGCCTTACGGGCTGCACTTTCCGGTAAGGCATCTGCCAGATCATTACGAATCAGCCACCAGCACAGTTCCGGCATTGTCACAACGTGACTATCATCAAAACCGAGATCCCGACGCACAACAGACAACACCCAGCGGGCACAGTTATCCGTTGCCATTGATTCCAGCCGTTCCGTGAACTGATCGCGAAGCTGGTTATCGCAGTGCCAGCACAGACGGATTGCGCCCGGCGCGTGTCGCATTGTGGTCATGTTCTCGCTGTGCCAGTCGGAATGAGGCCACTGGCAGCCTTTTTCACGAAGTAACCAGCTTTCAAGACATTCCACCCCACCAGCACGACGAATCACTGCCTCATTACGGAACACGGCCAGAACGGCAGGATCATCCGCCAGCGGTTGTGATGCCGCAGGAACGGCACCACTGGCGAAAGATGAATAACGCTCCGGCTCAGGCTCCAGCAGAACACGCCCCTGCATAAACAGGGGCATCAGCTCTGAACCTGGCCTGAACAATACGATCCCCATACGCGGGGCTATTTCAGGGGTCAGTAGTGCTCTCACGGTCACCTCAATGAACGGTATCGAGCAGCTTTAACAGCTCAGGGAATCGGGATTCGAAGAAATGCGGCTGCGTCTCGCGCGGATTTGCGGGACTGGTGATGTTCTTGCCGAACATGCAGCCTTTCGCCGTCAGCGACCAGAATTTTTTAATGTTGTTAATTGCGGTACGGCTGTATCGTTCGCGTTGTTCAACGATCCCCAGCTTCACCATCTGGTGATATGCCTGATTAGCCGTAAGGCGGATACCATACTGTTTCAGCAGTGCACTCAGCGACAGCGTGGGGCGACTTGAGCCATCAGGCGCGTCAGCAGGAGCATCAATGGCATAGCGCGGTGCCAGATTCGGTAAGCCAACAGCCTCCTGAAGCTTCTGACAGGCTCCAAGCACTGATGAGTTAGACAGGTTTAATTCCCTGCGCATAAAGTCCAGCAGGATCACGCCAGCCTGCATCTTGTCAGCAGCCTGCCCGGATATTTTTTCCGGTGTGCTGGTTACCATATCGAAAGTACGGATCACCTTCAGATGGAATGACGGGCTGATCCACATTGCATAGGCATACACCAGTTCTTTGCAGACATACGTCCCCTGGTTATTTCCGCCACGAATAACGTTAACTGGCTCTATATTGACCGAGTTGCAAATCTGCAACTCGCTTATTAAACGTTCAGTTTGCTCATTGCGGAGCCAGAATGCAGGCTTATGCTTATCCAGAGAACCGGCAGCCCTGTGCAGATCGTTCAGGCTGTAACGCCCATAAGCATCACGACGAACTTCAATACCATCAATGACCATCAGATTATTCATACTTCGTTTCTCCTCTTAATCAGGCGGCTGCACCCGCCGTTTTCTCGTACTTACTGATAGTGATCTCGACCTTCCCTCCCGGGATAACCGGTCCCCACTCCACCAGCATTCTTTTCACCTGACTGTCGTCTTCCCACACACCCGCGTGGGTCAGGGCGTCAAACAGCGCCTTGTTATAGTTGTCCAGATCGCGGATCCGGTTATCCGGAGGAAACAACACGATCTCCACTGAAGCAGGTGCCGACGTTGGTTTCGGCAGACGACGTAACTGCTCAACTATTGCTGCGCACGCCGCGCTCTGGAATTTTCGCCCCGCCGCGCTTATCAGACTCTTACCAGCAAACGCCCCTTTGTTGGGGTGTCGCCAGTACGTGTTCACGCTGGGCGGGAAAGGCAAGATCAGCTTCATACTTTCAGGCCTCTCTCATGTAACCAGTGGGCTGCACGCAGCCTGGCGTTTTCCTCACCGGCAAGCAGTGCGCGGATAATCCCGACCGCCTCGCTGTCGTCGTCCTTCACCGCGGTATGAAGCGTTATCCCCCGGGCCACGCCACGCTTTATCGTGATGACGCCTTTTTTCTCCAGTGCACGAAGATGCTCTACCGCTGCATTCACTGAACGGTATCCCAGCATGGTTGCCACCTCCTGATTGGTTGGCGGGAAGCCACGTTCTTTCTGATAAGAAATCAGCATATCCAGCACCTGCTGCTGGCATTGAGTTAACGTCGTCATGCCGCCATCTCCCTGACCAGTTTTTCTGCCTGCTGGCGAACCTGCGCCAGAAAGGCCTCACCACATGCCTCAAGTTCATCGCGCCCGATGTAGCTGATTGCCGGTCCCTTCCAGGTCTTGTCGAAAACAGCAATAGCACCAGCGAAGAACGCACCTGTCGGCACCTGCTTCTCATCCTTCGGGATAAACCAGGCAGGCAGTTCAAAACCAATACGCCCGCGAATAAAAGCAATATGATCTGCATCTTCCGGCCACCACACTTCGCTGGTGGCAGCTTTGATCAGGAAAACATAGCGCCCGCCTTTATCACGCATGGCACTGGCATGCTTCATGATGTAACGCATGCCGGTGATGTATTGCCCCTCATGCTGACTGGCGCGGCTGTATGGGGGATTACCAAAGGCAGCACCTTTAAGCTCCGCAAGACGTTCTGACCAGTCATGCGCCAGCGCGTTGTCTTCCGCCGTGTAATACGCGGCACATTTGGCGTTATCACCGTCAGTGAACAGATCCAGAACAAACGGACCAAACAGGGTGTTAATTCCCCAGAAAATGTTATCCGGCGTGCGCCACTGATCGCCCACTTCCTTCAGTTCATGGGCTGGTTTATTCCGCAGTTCCACCAGCGCCTGGCAATATTTATTACTCATTAAGCCCCCACGTAATTCCCTGACAGATACCACTCTTCACCCGATGCAGCGCGCTTGCTGCTTTTCCGTAAACACTGCTCACGACGCGCCAGAAAATTGTTTCGTTCTGGCTGGGAGTGGCTTTCACGGAATGCCGCCATCCACACCGTTGCAGCACGACGGTATAAGCCCCTGGACTCCAGTTCTTCCGCCTGGCGGGTCAGGCACAAAATCACCCGCGGGTCGTTAGTGCCGACATAGAAATTGCGCACAGGTCTGGTTTCACGAACTGGTTGTGGTTCCGGCTCCTGCGCTCTCTCAGTCAGGCGTGGGAAATGTCTGCGTGTATCTCCTTCACAACGGTGAGCCACACGCCCACTCTGACGTAACTTGCTTGCTGACTGCAGAACGCGCTGCCGTGAGTAACCTGCAAAAGCATCCGCAATGTCTCCGGAAGTACACCCCGGATGGGCTTCAATGAATTTCTGAACTTCATTCAAAAGACTCATGATCACCCCCTGAATCCTGCCGGGATCTGGCTGTAGTCCACGTTGTCGTAACTGGCTTTGAAGTACGGGTCCTCGCGTCTGGCTGCAGATACCGCAGGAACTTCCCAGGATTCTTCGAAATGACGATCCGGACCAAAGAACGTGACAGCCTGTTTCACAAATTGTGTGCCGCTGTTACCCATCGCAGATACCCAGCCCGCGTAGCGTTTCACACCTTCCAGCATGGTTTCGGGGTTTACCCCCTCATTCAAACGGGCTTTCCAGGCTTTGAAGGCTGCAGATTTTGAATTGCCACCAGCACGTTTGGGATATGCCAGCCATGCCTGCTCAAACTCCGGAGAGTATTCCGGTCGGTTTGAACGAACTCGCACGGACTCATCAACTGATGCACCAACAGCTATTGGTTCATTGACTGGTTCTTTGACTGGTTCAAAAGAGTGACTGGTTCTGGGTGAATCTCCTGCACTACCCCCTGGTGCAACTCCTGCACTACCTGGTGAATTTGCTGCACCAGATAGTGAATTATTTGCACTACCCCCTAGTGAATCTCCTGCACCATCCAGATGAAGGAGATAGATATTACTTGAGTTACCTTTTTCACCTTTCCGGGTGACTTTTTTTACCAGCCCGGACTCACAAAGGGCCGCAATATGATTCATCACAGAACGTTTGCTAATCTCGCACTGGTCAGCAATATGCTGGTAGCTGGGCCAGCACTCACCCTGATCGCTGGCATTATCAGCCAGCTTGATCAGAACCAGTTTTCGCAATGGATTACCCACTCGAATTTTCATCGCTTTAACCATCAGCTCCATACTCATGCTGCACCTCCGAGATGCTTCATGTTTTTTCCGGAGCGAAAGGCTATAAGCGGCATACTGACGCGGTAATTACGGCCCAGCGGTTCACAAATCACCTTCTGGCATTCACGGTCAACCAGGCTAACACGTAGAACATGCCCTGCAGGTGTGGTGTACCACTGCCCAACTGTAGGAATTGATGTTTTTTTACGCTGAAATAAACGGTAAATGTTGAGGATCAACGGATTAAGCATGACGATGCCCTCCGCTGATATTCAGGAGACGGTGAATATGAAAATTAGCCTTATCCGCCAGACGAATACGTTCAGCCTGCAAGTTAAGAAGGGTTTCTACCAAAACCTGATGCGCCTGCGGATCCGAAAGAGTTACCTTGCGCAGAGCACGTAGTGCAGTTGTTACATAACTGAGTTTATGTAAGTCTTCATCATTCAGACGAGTGAGGGCTGGGACAGTAGCCATGATGGCAGCCTCCGATAACAGTGAATTACCTTCACCACCGGAAACGCCAATTTCGCTGGTGGTGAACTGAACGGGGTTGGCGTAACCGGCGTTATCGGAAACCGGCGCACCTTTCGGTGCCCCCGTCCAGCCCACCATAATTTGGGTGTGCACAGACGCAGACGATAAAAAAGACGCTGGCGCGTCATATATCGCCGATAACATTTCCAGGACGCCAATCCCGGCACCCGCTTTATAAGGTGCCTGAACAGTGTAACGTCCCGGAATGGCAGAATCAATGTGCTGGTGGTCCTTCACACTCAACAAAATCACGCCTGAATTTCCACAAAGGACTAAAGCACTCATGCGGGTAGTCTTTGCGAAGATAGATAACGCGCTGTGTTTCTGGCTCCCAACGAATAACATGAACATAAAGTCCTCTTCCGTCACGAAACCAGCGGTTAAGTTCCTGCACAACTCGCCCCCCACAGTCAGGTAAAGTTCTCTGTGGTTACTTACAGCCAGGTGATTTGGTAATCTGCATTCATGCCGTAACAACAGGTGTTCAGCGACGCTGACCACCAGCTGTTGCGACAAACGGTTATTTGCCGTTAAACTGTTCATGCGTTAGTTTCTCCACAGACACAAAACGCCACGACGCCCGGAGCTGCACACTCGCGGGCGTCACTCTTTTCTGGAGCGCAAAAGATTTTGTAGACCAGTGCTGCATGCTCCTGGAGCTTCGAAATTGACAGATACAACTCATCATTAATTGCTGTCTGCTCGTGTGGCTCCACTACCCCATCTTCGATTGCCGAACGAATCTGCTTTGAGTAACTCCCGATCTGTTCGATGACTTCCAGCAGGCGCTGGTTTATATCGGCGTTCTCTACTTCCTCAATTTCAGGAAGCGATACAAACACCCCACCAGCAGACTGTGCGACAGCATCCGCAATGTAGTGAGTGCCAGCCGCGCGCTGTAAAACCATTGCCCATCCCAGCGGGAAAATCTGATCGCCATCTGCACGAAGGCGGTTGAATAAAGCGTTCTCTGTTACATCCAGCCACTCAGCAGCTTCAGCGTAACCCCCCGGCAACGCCGCGATAGTTTTCCTGACAGCTTTCACGTACCACTCAGGCTGTTTTTCTACTTTCCAGTGATGCTTACCCACGGTTAGCCTCATCGTTCTGTGGTTAAAAATTGAAGGTGTTCTGTTAATCTTTCGGATAGATATCCGGTCTTAAGTCAGATTTCGTAATTGCACCTGACGTGCATTGCTCAAGTTTTTTAGCCAGCACAAAACTGGCTTTTTTATAACCATTGAAAACCAGCCGTAAGTAGCCTGGTGTTGAGCCAACTTTTCCGGCCAACTCGCCCTGCTGTTCTTTGGTTAAAGAGTCCCAATACGCTTTCATACAATATGTACCTCCGATATACATATTACATGATTGAGATGAACCTTCAAGATACTTGTACCCTATCGGTACAAAGGTTTTAATTTCGTTATGAAAACAGTCCATGACATCCGGCGGTCTAACGCCAGAAAACTGAGAGATGGTGTTGGCGGGAATTCTTCCTTTGCCACCATGATTGATCGCGAGCCAACCCAGACCAGCAGGTTTATGGGAGATGGTGCTACTAAAAATATCGGTGACAGCATGGCACGGCACATCGAAAAATGTTTCGACCTGCCTGTCGGATGGCTTGATCAAGAACACCAGACAACAAACATCACAAAAAAACCTGATGTTTCAATTACTAACAAACAAATAACGTTAGTCCCTGTCATATCATGGGTACAGGCCGGAGCATGGAAAGAAGTTGGCTATTCTGAGGTTGATTTGAGCACAGCAGAAACTTATCCCTGCCCTGTACCCTGTGGCGAAATGACTTATATCTTGCGGGTGATTGGTGATTCAATGATTGATGAGTACCGCCCGGGAGACATGATTTTTGTAGATCCTGAAGTCCCTGCCTGCCACGGTGACGACGTTATTGCATTGATGCACGATACAGGTGAAACCACCTTCAAAAGGTTGATAGAAGATGGGACACAGCGTTATCTCAAAGCGTTAAACCCAAACTGGCCTGAGCCTTACATTAAGATCAACGGTAATTGCTCTATAATTGGTACAGTGATTTTCTCAGGAAAACCAAGAAGATACAAAATCAAAGCCTAATCAATGTTTATGAACCTGCTTCGGCAGGTTTTTTTATACTTGACAATGTACCTTTGAGATACATAATGTACCCAAGCGAAACAACGAACAGGCAGGACGCCCACGAAGTAGCCGCCTGGGGCATATGAAGTCCAGGATGATTCGTTAGCAACAAAAAAGCGCCCTACAGGACGCTTAGCTCTTTAAAAATCAGTAACCCTCACTTTGGGCCTGGACCAGGTGGCCTGGGACGAGGAGGAATATGAAAAGGCTCTATTGGTCGACTCATTATCCAATCCTATTATGTCTCATTTCTTCGGTTTCGGTGGTTTCGGCTTCGGAGGTACATGTCCGTGAACTGGATTATGCTTGTTGGTCATCATTAATATCCGTTAGTTCATTCTCTAGAGGTAGATCTCCCGCACACCAAGCTATAAATTTTTCTTTGGTTGTTAAATCGTACTTAGTTGGAACACCAGCAAAAATGCAGGCCCGAATGAAAGCCGCTCGTTCAAGTGATTTCCATGGATTACTATCAGTATCTTGGATTTTTAAATACCTAGCTTGCAACTGATCTTCAGGAAGGGTATCAGACTCAATCAGCAGTCTTTTGTAATGCCTCGCTTGCTCTTTAGACATTCCAGCCTCCTGGCCAAACTGATAGACCAACTGAAGAACCGAAAGTACGGCAACAAACAAACCGAAAATAAATAAATTACTGTACGGGGCGAAAACTGAAAAACCGAGAACGATTAACATCAACGTTATTAATTTATCAATACGAGTTAACAACGTGTAATTCATCTTCTCCAATACATAAGAGTAGTGAACATAAAATTTATAATCGTCTCTGGTCATATTAGTCTCAGTTTTCCTTGGGTGGTTTTGGAGGAACTGGAGGCTTTTGTCTTAACGGCACATGCCTCTCCTCATACTTATCTACACATAGATCCATATAAATCCTTATCGTTGTTGGGGAGGGTTACATAATAACCAAATCCTTGTTGTTGGGGAATAACCAGGTCCACCTCGCCTGATGTGGCTAAAAGCAGGCACATAACAGCTAAGTATTTTCAACCAGAGAGAATACTTAGCGTTGTGGTGAATGCGCAGGCTGATGCGCGAAAGACATTGCAGCTATTGCGGAAAAGAGCTGTTCGGCGGGGCAATTAAACGCCCGTGAGAGTCTGAAATAACCGCAAGCCGGAGATCAGCACCGGTCACCACAACAGCCACTGCTTTGGCGGTACCAGTTTGTACACTTGCTTCCGGCTGGTACCGCTCTTTTTACAAAACAGAGAAGAGCATCACCGGACGACGGGCTCATAACCCAATCCATCCGGGCGGCTACCACCGCAGGTGTTCTTCTCTGTTTTGTGGAGAAACCAACCGACCTTGCAGGGTCGATATGATGAGGAGCAGCAAAATGGCTAGCGAACGCAGTACCAACGTGCAGGAATTTATCGGGGAGCTGGACGGCGGCGTATTTGAAACCAAAATCGGCGCAGTTCTCAGTGAAGTCGCTTCCGGTGTGATGAACACGAAAACCAAAGGTAAGGTCTCACTCAACCTGGAAATCGAACCATTTGATGAGAACCGTGTGAAAATCAAACACAAACTCTCATATGTTCGCCCGACTAACCGCGGGAAAATTTCCGAAGAAGACACCACCGAAACGCCGATGTATGTCAATCGCGGTGGTCGCCTGACTATTCTGCAGGAAGACCAGGGACAATTACTGACTCTTGCCGGTGAACCTGACGGAAAACTCCGCGCAGCAGGTCATTAATATCGTTCTTAATTAACTGATTATTTATCTCATCACTGAATATCTTAATATAGTGAGGACTTATTATGTCTCAGAACTTAGACTCAACCGCAATTAATCAAATCCATGCCCTTATTTCTGCTCAGGGTGTTAATGAAATTATCAGTAAGATTGGTGCCGATGCTGTGGCATTGCCTGAGAATTTCCGCATTCATGATCTGGAAAAATTTAATTTAAATCGTTTCCGTTTCCGTGGTGCACTTTCCACTGCCAGCATCGATGACTTTACCCGTTATTCTAAAGATCTTGCAGATGAAGGCACCCGCTGCTTTATCGATGCCGATAATATGCGAGCCGTCAGTGTGCTTAACCTGGGTACTATTGATGAACCAGGTCACGCAGATAACACCGCCACTCTCAAACTGAAAAAGACAGCACCGTTCTCTGCTCTGTTGTCTGTTAATGGCGAGCGTAACTCCCAGAAGTCACTGGCAGAATGGATTGAAGACTGGGCAGACTACCTTGTGGGCTTTGATGCTAATGGTGACGCCATTCAGGCAACCAAAGCGGCTGCGGCGATCCGTAAAATCACAATTGAAGCGAACCAGACCGCTGATTTTGAAGACAATGACTTCAGCGGCAAACGCTCCCTGATGGAGTCTGTCGAAGCGAAGACCAAAGACATTATGCCAGTGGCATTTGAATTTAAATGCGTTCCGTTTGAAGGTCTGAAAGAACGTCCGTTTAAATTACGCCTCAGCATTATCACTGGCGATCGTCCTGTACTGGTTCTGCGCATTATTCAGCTGGAGGCGGTGCAGGAAGAAATGGCTAACGAATTTCGTGATCTGCTTGTTGAGAAATTCAAGGACAGCAAAGTAGAAACCTTTATTGGTACTTTCACCGCCTGATTTCATTACTGCAAATGCCCCTGCGGGGGCATTTATGGAAACGTAATTTACTCAATAATCGCCGGATGGTGAGGGATTCTTTTTACCAGAATTCAGCGCGGTGCAGCGCATATACGTGGAGAACAAAATGTCATTTATCAAAACTTTTTCTGGGAAGCATTTTTATTATGACAGGATAAATAAAGACGACATCGATATTAACGATATCGCGGTTTCCCTTTCAAATATCTGTCGCTTTGCCGGTCATCTTTCGCACTTCTACAGCGTCGCCCAACATGCGGTTCTTTGCAGCCAGCTGGTGCCGCAGGAATTTGCTTTTGAAGCGTTAATGCATGATGCAACAGAAGCGTATTGCCAGGACATTCCCGCACCACTGAAACGCCTTCTTCCTGACTATAAACGGATGGAAGAAAAAATAGACGCCGTAATCCGTGAGAAATACGGGTTACCACCGGTTATGAGTACGCCCGTGAAATATGCCGATCTCATCATGCTGGCAACCGAACGCCGCGATCTCGGGCTTGATGATGGCTCTTTCTGGCCTGTACTGGAAGGTATCCCGGCAACAGAGATGTTCAACGTGATTCCACTGGCTCCAGGCCATGCCTACGGGATGTTTATGGAACGCTTTAACGAATTATCGGAGTTACGCAAATGCGCATGAATGTTTTCGAAATGGAAGGATTTCTTCGCGGGAAATGTGTACCGCGAGATCTGAAAGTGAATGAAACGGATGCTGAATACCTGGTGCGTAAATTTGATGCGCTTGAAGCTAAATGTGCAGCACTGGAAAACAAAGTAATACCAGTGTCAGCTGAACTGCCGCCAGCGAATGAAAGTGTTCTGTTATTTGATGCTAATGGAGAAGGCTGGCTGATTGGCTGGCGTTCTCTCTGGTATACATGGGGGCAAAAAGAAACCGGAGAATGGCAGTGGACATTTCAGGTCGGGGACCTTGAAAACGTCAACATCACTCACTGGGCAGTAATGCCAAAAGCACCGGAGGCTGGAGCATAATGACCACATTTACCGATAAAGAACTGATTAAAGAAATCAAAGAACGAATCAGCAGCATGGACGTGCGAGACAATGTTGAGCGCCGTGCTTATGAAATTGCTCTGGCATCGCTGGAAGAGGATCCGGTGGCATGGCTGCATTCAGACAATGGCTTAGGTATTCCGGCAATAACCAGGAGTAAAAACATTGCTGACAGTTGGTTATCAAAGGGCTGGTATGTTCAGCCGCTATATATAGCCAAGCCAGTGCCGGTGGTGCCAGATGCTCGTCCGTCTTTAAATAATGGCATAGTCGGTTTTGATGAAGGCTGGAACGCCTGCCGCGCTGCCATGCTCTATGGTGCCGTACCTGCAAGCCAGGCTTACAAGTTGCCACAAACGCAGTTTAAACAGGTTGCTGACCTCTACGAAATGCAATTTGATGACGGTCGCACTTGTGCCTTTCACACTGATGCGCAAAAGGCTGTGCAATGGCTTCAGGCGTGCGACGGAAACAGGGTTCAGGAATACGTTAAGCTGGAACGATTGCAGAACGCACTGTCTGGCAACTCTCCGGTAACTCCGGATGGTTGGGTTATGGTGCCGAAGAGACTAACAGCCGAGAACGGCGCTAAGGGGGCGCTATCCGGTGAATTTTCAGAAACTACGTTTATAAGCTGCCTGGAATGCTTTGGCGATGATGATTGCGATACCTGTGACGGGAGCGGACGTATTGAAATTAAAGTGCCAGTCACGTGGTCGACCATAAAATCTATCTGGGATAAAGGTATCGAGTATTTTGCAGCAAAACCATCACAAGAGGTGAAGTGATGAACAACTTAATGATCGACCTTGAGACGATGGGGAAAAATAAGGATGCACCGATCGTTTCCATTGGCGCGGTGTTCTTCACTCCAGAAACCGGAGACATCGGACAAGAATTCTATACGGTTGTTAGCCTGGAAAGTGCTATGGGGCAAGGAGCTACACCTGACGGCGATACCATCCTGTGGTGGTTGAAACAAAGCCCTGAAGCACGAGCTGCAATCTGTATTGATGATACTTTGTCGATCAGCGATGCTCTCTCAGAACTAAATCATTTCATTAACCGGCACGCAGACAATACGAAATATTTAAAAGTCTGGGGTAACGGAGCCACCTTCGACAACGTAATTTTACGTGGAGCTTATGAGCGAGCAGGACAAATCTGCCCGTGGGCATACTGGAATGACCACGATGTACGCACGATCGTTACGCTTGGGCGTTCCATCGGATTCGACCCCAAAATGGACATGCCTTTCGATGGCGAACGGCACAACGCCCTGGCTGATGCCCGTCATCAGGCAAAATATGTTTCCGCTATCTGGCAGAAATTAATTCCTGCCACCAGCACAGAATTATGATTTTCCCGGGTGCAGCCGGTTTTGATGGAGAAAATTATGAACACCTTGTTTTTACTGATGGCTGAATTCAATACCCCTAACATTGAACTCTCAGCAGTTAGCCAAAAGTACTTTGGCATGAGTCCAGCCACGGCAGAAGCAAAAGCAAACGCTTGTAAGTTGCCCGTTCCAACATATCGCATCGGCACATCACAAAAAGCAAAACGTTGCATCAATATTCAGGATCTTGCGGAATACATAGACAAAAGACGAGAAGAAGGGCGTGCTGAGTGGGAAAGGGTCAGAACCCATAAACAAAGGCTCATTTAAATAGAATATGAATAAACCCATCCAAAGATGGGTTTATTCATAATGTTGAAGAGCAGCGAGTATCAGTTTTTTATGCCGTTTAACCATAGTTTTAGATATCTCAACTGCACATCGAACTTGTCTCATACAATGATCTGTAATGCGACCTTTTAGCACGTCACCATATTGGATGGCTATTTTCTCTTTAATAATTTCAAGATCGAAAGCAGCATGAGCCTCAATGCAATTAACAAATGAGTCCCATTTAAGAAAATCATGGTCCTCTCTATTAATTTCGACCTGACAAGCCATAAGATCATTGTTTCTCTTAATAAATTCATTTATATCTGAATTTATTAGAAGAACTAAAAGAGGTTCACAGCAAACAACCACCATATATTTTACTTTAGGTGGGGTCGTAAAATCACAATGAAGATACAATACATCACCGGGTGATATACCTCTTTCACGACTAAAATTAGCCTTAAAATCAGGAGGGAAACAATCACCCAGCATAAGTATCAATATCCGTTCTTCAGATAATCCAGTATTAATTTGCTATTTTTTAGCTGTGCAACTATCGATTCCAAAGACATCTCACCATTGTGATCTGCCTGTTCCCATGCCGCGTCATGGCTCATGGTTCTGATAGCTTCAAAGGACATGTTTCCAAGCATCGCGATAGACTTATCAATACACTCTAAATCTGAGTCACTAAAAAAGTCTTCATCAGCTTCACGGCTCGGCACAATCGTCATACCTGATACAGAAAATGCTTTTCGCACAGAATCGACATCACAACCATTAGGAATGTAACGTCCATCTCCACGAGCAATTTTTATAATATCGTATGTGTTGCTTGCTACAGGCCCATCCTTCATAGCGTTATAGTGATCGCCCGTTATGAGGCGTCCAAAACTTTCAAGGTGAAACCTGTCAGCATAATAAAGAATTTTTCCGACATGATAGATATCTGGGATCGGTGCTTTAGAGGCGACGTACAGAATGGCCTCTAAAGCCTTTTCTGAATCAAACCTTACATTTAGCATCAATACACCCTTCATCCAAACAACATCGTCAAGCTCTGGCAAATGCAA